ATGCGCATAACCTCAGGCGGTAACGTAGGTATAGGTACAAGTTCGCCTACAACATATTCTTTAAGCGGAACTCATACTGAAATATTTGGCGGCTCTACATATTCTTTTTTACACGTTAATACAACAACTGTAAAATCATTTTTAGCGAGTAATGAAAGTTCTTTATTAACTGCTTTATTTACTTTTTCAAATCACCCTTTAACATTCGGTACTAACAACACCGAACGTATGCGCATAACAAGTGGGGGGGATGTTGGAATTGGAAATACAGGTGGAGCTGGTAAATTACAAGTTACAGGAAATGCAGGAGTATATACTCATTGGATACAAGCAAGTTCAACAAGCTCTCAATCATATGGAATGATGATTAATGCAGGCTCTAGTTCAACTGATTATTCATTTTATGTAAGAAGTGCTGCACAAGGAAGTCCATTTATTTATATCAGAGGAGACGGATATTTATACTCAGCATCTGCTTGGAGTGGTTCCGATAGAAGATTAAAAGAAAATATTATTGATTTAGATAATGCATTGAATAAAGTATTAAAAATTAAGGCTAGAAAATTTGATTTTATTAATGGATTTAGAAATCAATATGGATTTATTGCTCAAGAATTACAAGAAGTAATACCAGATGCAGTAAGTGTATTTGATGAAAAAAATGGAATGTTAGCAATTAAAATGGATTTTATAGTTCCACATTTAGTAAAAGCTATACAAGAACTTAAACAAGAATTAGACACATTAAAAAACAAATAAAAATGGCAACAACTTACAAATGGGTAGTAAGCAGTTTAGATAGCTACCCCAAAGATGCAGAAGGTTTAACAGACGTTATCTGTGTAGTACATTGGAGATACCAAGCGGAGCAAGTAGACGGAGACAAAACATACTTTGCTGATGTTTACGGAACGTTAAGCGTAGCTGCTCCTGACCCGGCAAACTTCGTACCTTATGAAGATGTTACCTATGAAATGGTATGCGGTTGGTTAGAAGCAGGACTTGACCAAGTAGCCTTAGATGAAAACTTAGATAGTCAGATAGCAGAGCAAATCAATCCTAAGATTATATCTTTGCCTTTGCCGTTTCAAAATCCTTAATATATCTTTACAAATAAAAACAACGTATGAAAAACAAACAACTATTACAATTAGTAAGCAGCATCAATGTCGTAATTGGCAACCAGGACACCAAGACGCAGAAAAAACTTTTTAAGATTTACGAGAAGATTAAGAAGCATCACGAGGACTATCAAGCCGAAGTTGAGATTTTGCGTTTAGACAATGCTCAGACTGACGATAAGGACTGCTTACTATTAGATGAGAAAGGAAATTACAAATTCTCAAAGGAAGGTATCAAGAAGCTGACCAAAGATATTGAAGCCTTAAATGATAAAGAATTTGATTTTCAAATAATTAACGTGGTTAATCAATCTGGCTTAGAAGATTTTACTTTCTTAGAAGATTGGACTACCGGCATAGAATTTAACAAACAAGAAGAAGAAGAACTATAAATGGCAAATAACAACCAAGCAGACCAATCAACAATAGTATCATTAGTAAGTGCTACTCTTAGCATAACAAGTATTCAACCACTATTCACATTGTTGGCGAGTTTGGTTGCTATTGTTTCTGGCGGTATGGCTATACGCTACTATTGGAAAATGACTAAGAAACTAAAATGAGAATAATACTTTTAGCTTTATTACTTACATCTTGTGCTTCTGTAAAGAAGGCATCGGAGAAATTAGATAGCACAGTAGTCAAAACTTTTGATAGTGTGCGTGTAGTCGTTTTTGATAGCGTTACTAAAATAGTAGAAAAGGAGGAGTATTTTACCAAGACTATAACTTACTACGACACCCTATGGGTTACTAAGGATAGTATGATAACTATTCCTAAGTACACCGAGACCTATACAAGAGGCACAAAAGATAAGCAGACAGATAGTAAGCAGAGCAAAACTGACTCAATGGCTCTAAATCGCACAGAAAGTACTCAAATTTCGAAGATAACTAAAAATAAGGATAAGTCCTTTGGCGAGTTCTATAAGGCTCTAATAGCCCTTATATTGATAATAACGCTAATCTTATTCTTTTGGAGACGTAAATAATATGGCAAAAGCAGCAAGAAGCGTAAACGTATCGGCTAACCCGTTACCTATTTCATTCAAGGAGTTCAGCAAGAACCCTGTCGTTGGTATGTTATTTTTATGTATTTGTGGCATCAGTTACTTGTATATAGACAACGCAAAGCGTAACGAAAAGCAAGACGAAAAGATTGGCAGCTTGTATGAAATGGTGCGTAAAAGTGATAGCAGCAACGCAGCAAGTACGGCTCGTTTGGAAATGGCAGTAGACTTAAAGGCTCTAAAAAAGTTTAAGTAAATGCGTTACTTGATATTTATAGCTTTGCTAGGTTGTGGCACTAAGACCGATAACCAGATTAAAGAGCTACAAGATAAAATAAAACAAAGCCAGATGCAGAGTGAAGCGGTGCAAGGGGTGGCTTCGCAGGATAATAAGAAGGTAATTACTAAGACAGTAAAAACGATAGTTACCTTAAAGGAAACAGTAAAAGAATTAAAAACAGAACTAAATGAAGTTAAGGCTAAATTGGACTCTGCAAATTCTGTCGATACTAATAGCACCAAGTTTCAGCTCCGCCCAATACGTTAAGAAGATAGGTGGCGAGGACAAGATTGTTATTAGCCGGTCAGAAGGCGAGAAGATTAACAACTCTTTTGATAGCCTAACTAATTTAGTAAGCTACCAGAACACTCGTATAGATAGCTTAATTAAAGCTAACATCAAGACAAGAGATAGCCTACGCATTGACCTACTTACCTTAAAAGATACTTTAACGCAACGCAATAAATTTGCGATAGATACGTTAAATGACTATCGAAACAGGTACTATAAAAATATAGCAATTTATGAGCAGTACGATAAAGCAGTGCAGTTTGAAATAAAACTACACAGGCTTAACTCTGTTCTGTTTGCTATGCTAACATTATTTCTATATTCACAAATAAATTAAGATGCAATTAAACGAGAAAGGCAAAGACCTAATTAAATTTTACGAAGGCTGCAAATTGATAGCCTATAAGTGCAGTGCTGCAAAAGACACAATCGGTTACGGGAATACGTTTTTTGAAGATGGGAAATCAGTAAAGCCTGGCGATAAGATTACCCAAGAACGAGCAAATGAATTATTTGAAATTATAGCCAAAGAGTTTGCCGATAAGGTTGCTCCATTAGTTAAGAGTTCAGTTACCCCTAATCAGTTTGCTGCACTTACTAGCTTTGCCTATAACGCAGGTATCGGAAATCTAAAAAGTTCTACTTTATTAAAGAAGGTAAACGCAAACCCTAATGACCCTTCTATTGCTTTGGAGTTTGCTAAGTGGGATAAAGCCGGTGGCAAGGTTCTTGCAGGACTTACCAAGCGTAGAGCATCTGAGTCAAAATTATACTTCACACCTTAAATTAATACTATGAAATGGTTAGCCAATTTATTAGCAGACGAGAGAGGTAGCGTGTCTACAAAGCGAGTTATTGCTTTACTATCGGCTTTGTTTATCTGTGTTACCTTATTAGCTAATAGCTTCACGCATCAAGAGATTGCCCCTTCGGATAAACTTGTAGATGCCGTAATGGTTATTTGCATAGCTGCGATGGGTACTACTACAATAGATAAATTCAGCCAAAAATAAACAATGCTAAAATCAAAACGCAAACGACTATTCTTTGACATCGAAACTTCTCCTAACGTAGGCTTTTTCTGGTCAGCCGGATATAAGCTAAACATAACACCGGATAGCATAATACAAGAACGTGCTATTATTTGCATCTGCTATAAGTGGGAAGACGAAAAAGAGGTTTACCATTTAGAATGGGATAGCAAACAAAACGATAAAAGAATGCTACAAAAGTTTATTGAGGTAGCAAACACCGCATCGGAGTTAGTAGGACATAATGGAGACAAGTTCGACTTAGCGTGGATAAGAACCAGGTGCTTATTTCATAAGATAGATATGTTCCCTTCTTATGTTACTATTGACACGTTAAAGGTAGCTCGTCAAAAGTTTAGATTTAATAGCAACAAGCTTAACTATATAGCTGACTACTTAGGCATCGGCACTAAGATAAAGACTGAGTATAGTTTATGGAAGGATATTGTTCTGCATAAGGATAAAGTGGCTATGGCTAAAATGATTAAGTACTGCCAGAAGGATGTGGTTTTATTAGAGCAGGTGTTTAATGCATTAAAGCTACACATAGAACCGAAAACACATTACGGAGTTATCTTCGGTCAGGATAGAGGCACTTGCCCTGAGTGTGGCAGTGATGAGATTACTATACAAATGAGGCGAACAACGGCAACAGGAGTAAAGAAGATTTTATATAAGTGTAAGACTTGTTTTAAGATACATAGCAAAACAGACAAATAAAATGGATAGCAAAATATTAGCAGCAGTTATAGAAGATATGCGAAGCCGGGAGCAAGTAGGGAAAGTTAAGTACGGAACTACAATGGATAGAGAAGATTTAAGTACAGGGCAATGGATAACGCATTTGAAGCAGGAATTACAAGATGCGATTTTATATTTAACCAAACTTGAACAAATACACAATGCGCCTCAAAAAGATATTTAGCTTCGGTAATATCTTACACCGAGAAACCTACGAGCAACTAAGAGAACTAGACTACAACAACCCAAACTTTAAGGGCTGCGGAGATGAGTTTCAATTCAACCGGGAGTGGTGGGTTATGCTTGACGAAGGCGAGATAGTAGCTTATTGCGGCTCAATTTATTCCAAAGGTATTTGCATATTTAACAGAGCTTGGGTTAAAAAAGATTATAGAGGTCAAGGCATACAAAGACGAATGATTAAAACGAGGCTAAAAGCTGCTTCTACTTTTTGCCATATAGCTATTACATACACAACCTTAGACAATTTCCCTTCCGCTAATAACCTTATTAATTGCGGGTTTAGACTGTACCTGCCGGAATATTCTTACGGAGGTAGCGATAAACTTTACTTCCAAAAAGTGCTATAAAGTTGCACTTTGGTACAACAAAAGGTAGTAATTCTACTACTTTTGGCTGTATTTTACTTCCGACTTTGTACGTTCTGATGTACATAATTGGTAATAAACTGCACAATTTGATGTGCTTTTATCCTATATAAGCCACATTATTTGCATCATTGTTGCAAAAATAATTTATATAATTTTACACTTTGTATTGTTAATTGTAGTAGATTTGTGCAAACAAAACACAAAATGACACATTTAACCACCTACCAGAAGTTCCAATATCAGCGATACGGGAACATCTTACTGCCTGATGGGAGCAGTACACAAAACCCCAACGACCCTCAATTATTGCCTAAAAACTACGATTATGAAGATGACGATTACACCTTCACTCGTTGGGTAGAAAATCAATCAGAACTTGAACTATTAAAAACGCAAGACTATGAAAATTGATTTTGTAAAAGAAACAAAGCCAGACGGCACAATATTCTACTACACCTTAGTAGATAACAAGTATGATAGTTCTAGTATGTACTTAGAGTACTCACAGGCTTACGAATACTTTGTGAGCCTTAAAAAAAGACAAGAACCAATCATAGAAATTTTAGAACATTATACAATCCAATAACAATGAAACAAAAAATAGAAGATTTATTAAACTTAGGTTTAGACCTAGAACAATTTTACTGCGTAACAGTTTTTTACGGAATACAATTACAAGGATATGCCAGTAATTCTTTAATGAATGATTTAGGCAAAAAAGGATACCAATTCGATTTTGACAAAGAGAATAATTGGTTTATATCTAAAAAAGAAAACGTAAAAATTATCTTAAACTTAAATAATTAATATGAGCCTAATTAAAATACAACAGGAACTAAAAGCACCTAAGAACCAATTTAACGCTTTTGCTAAATACAAGTACCGAAGTGCAGAAGATATTATCGAAGCTGCAAAACCTATATGCCATAAATACGGCTACGCTTTAATGTTAAGCGATGAGGTTGTAGAAGTAGGCGGCAGGGTATATGTAAAGGCTACGGCTTGTTTATCTAACGGAGAAGATAATATTACCTGCACAGGACTTGCTCGTGAAGAGGAAAACAAAAAGGGAATGGATGCTTCGCAGCTCACTGGTGCGTGTAGCTCGTATGCTCGAAAATATGCACTCAATGGACTTTTTGCCATAGACGATACAAAAGACGCAGATGCTACTAATGAGCATAAAGACGAAGTAAGCGAAGGACAAAAGGCTTTCTTGATTGAGCAGCTAGATAAGACAAAGTTTACCGAAGACCAGAAGGTAAAGGCTGCCATTAAAATCAATTCCATCAAGACCTTAGAGGAATTTAACAAGATTAAAGAAACAATTAAAAAAAGCTAATGAGAGAATTGCTACCATTTGAAAGGCAGATGCTACTTGCAGAAATTTACCACTATGCTTGGTATAGTGAAGTAGCTTACAAAGACCTTTTAGAGTTTATAGAAAAATATCAAAACGTAATAGACAAACCAGTTTTTTTAACCCCAATTAATAACAATGACACAGAAACAACAAATCTTGAACCACTTGCTTACGGGCAAGACCTTGACACCAATTCAGGCATTGACGAAGTACAATAGCCTAAGACTTGCAGCAGTAGTATTTGAATTAAAACGCAAAGGCTACAAAGTACGAACAGAATTAATAAACGTTGGTACAAAAAAACAAAGTAAATTAGTAGCTCAATATTCAATTAAAATCAAATGACACCAGAAGATATGGCGATAGAGTTAGTAGATAAATACATACTCAAAACGGATTGTTTAAGCGAAGCAAAACAATTAGCAATAGCATCAGTAGAAAAAACAATAAAATCTTCTTATGCCTATTCTTGCTCTGACGCTTATGGCAGATTTATGGAAGACCCTTTTTTAAGAGAGGTAATAGAAGAAATTAATAAACTATAAAAACAAAAAAAATGACAGAAAAAAAATGGAGTGCAAGTGCTTGGAAAAACACAACTGCAAAAGGAGAAGTAATTAATTTTACAATCAACGATGTAAAGTATTCAATGTGGAAAAACGCTTACAAGACAGAAGATAAGCAGCCGGACTTTAAGATTTACATTAATGATTTTAACCCTGAAAACAAAACCTATTCAAAACTAAAAGATGATACGGAAGGACTGCCGTTTTAATTATGCTAACTAGAAAAAAGGATATATCAATAAGACAATTAAAGGAGCTTTATTTTGCACAACGTAACACACATTTGCAGCTACACGAAATGATGCAGCAGCTTGGGTTATTAGGCATAGAAGATAACGAGCCTCTTGGTTTAGACATTGGTGCAAGAACTATTGTCAAATTGGTAGACGAAGAGTTTGAGTGCGATGTATTAATTAAGGATAGAAGCTTAAAAACAACGTTTGGTCGCAAGGCTGCTGCTTATTTACTTAGAAGGTACACCAAATTGAGCCTCAAAGAGATAAGCCAATACACAGGAACAAGCGACCACACAACTGCTATCCATAACATAAAACAAGCGAATAACCTAATTGAAACTGAGGAATGGTTCAAAACAAAGCTAAAAAAACTTTGCTTAAAATTAGAACTTAAAGAAATTTAGTGTATATTCGCATAAATAAAAGACACATTAGCGAAAGTCCAGCCGATAATGTGTTTAGTGGTTAAATAATAGCCCCTGATAGCTGGACTCTATTGGGGGCTTCTTTATTTTAATATGGCAAAAGACCCTGCATTCCTATTTTACAGTAGCGACTTTCTTAATGGAGTAGCTGATTTAACAATGGAAGAGAGAGGACAATTTATTACTCTCTTATGTTTACAACACCAGAAAGGAACACTTACAGACAAAACCATTAGGTTATGTTTAGGTTCGGTTTCGGTTGATGTTTTGAGCAAGTTTACAAAAGACAAAGACGGAAATTTTTACAATGAAAGGTTAATGGATGAGATTGAAAAACGCATTCAATTTACTGAAAGCCGCAGAAACAATGGCTCTAAGGGTGGTAGACCTAAAAATAATACAAAACCACTAGGTTTAGCTAAACATAACCTTATGGAAGATGTAAATGAAAATGAAAATGAAGATATAAATATTAATAAAAGTAAATGTACTTTTGAACAGGTTTACGAATATATGGCAATCCGGATAGGAGCAGAACAGGCAAAGATAGAAGCCGAAAAGTTTGTAAATTACTATACTAGTAACGGATGGAAAGTAGGTAAAAACCCTATGAAAAGTTGGTCAGCAGCAGCAAATAATTGGATAACTAACACAAAACAATATGCAAAAGGAACTTCAAATAATCAGCGAAAACTTACAAAAGGAGAACAGTTTAACCTTGACGGCTACAACCTTATCAACGCTACTTCCTTCGGAGCAGGAGATTATGACCGCATTTTCGGGTGACAGGATTAGAAACCTTAACCAAACAATGCTGCATCAGAACTTGATTTATATTATGCAGCTAGTAGGCATAAACGTAATACCAGACAAAGTTAAGTTAGCAGTTTTAGAGGATTGGATAAGGAGTGAATACGGAGGCTTTACAATAAACGAGATTAAAGTAGCGTTTAAGCAAATGGTAGCTAATGATTTTTTAGACCATTATCAAAATTTTAGTCCGGCTTATTTTAGTCAGGTAATGGATAGATACAAGAAAAAAGCAAACGAAGTAAGAAAAATGATGTCACAAGAACGAGTAGAAGCAATACCACATTTGACTGATTTAGAGATAATTGATTACTCTTACCAGGAGTATAAGGTTCTAGAAAATAGAACTTATGACAGACTATTCAATCCTTTATCCGTATTTACTAAGCTAAATAATACCGGCATCAAGACCTGGACAAAAGAAGACGGAGCAGTTGCTAAAAAGAAACTAATGGAAATCATTACCTACAAGGCTAATAAAATGGACATCATAAGTGCCAAGCAGTACCGAGATGAGTGGACTGAGCAATGGTTAAAGAACCAAGCCAGAGCCGTAGCAGTAGCTTTATTTTTTGAGGAACAAATAAAATTAGGTAAAGTTTCATTTTCTTAATATAGTTTTGTATTATGACCGCAAACGAATTAACCAAAGAAGCAATAAAGACCTTAAACAAAAACGGGTGCTTTGTATGGAGAAATAATAATTTAGCGGTAAGAGGTAGAACTTTTATTGGACTTAAAGGAGTTCCAGATGTAGTAGGCTTCCACACTCAAACAGGAGTAGCGGTATATTGCGAAACGAAAGCAATAGGAGATAAACTTAGGAGCTATCAGATAGCATTCTTAAACTTAGCAAAGACGGCAAATTGTTTTTGTTACATAGCAACCGAAGAGAACGGCAAATTAACCTTAAAACAATATGAACAAGAATAGCATCATATTAGAACTTTGGGAAAGCCGAGAATTAAAGGATGCAATAGACAAGATGCAGCCGGAAGACCTGCGAGAAGATTTAAGAAGTGAACTATTTAAGGTGCTATGTGAAATGGATGAGGAACGCATAATTGATATGCGAAAAAGAAACGTATTAAAGTTCTACCTGGTTCGTACTATGATTAACATGATGCAGAGTAATACTAGCCAATTTTATAGGACTTATAGAAAGCCATTAGAAGTTGAGTTAATAGCACACGATAGAGATGAGGACTTGCTTAACAAAGTAGAAGATGAGTTATCAAAGATGCATTGGTACAAAGCAGAACTTTTAAGGGTGTATGCTATTAAGCACAACTGCAACGCAAAAGAACTTAGCAGAGTAACAGGCATACCTTATATGTCAATACACAGGGAACTAAAACTAACTAAACGAGAACTCAAAAAACAATTACGCAAATGATAATTATAGCAGCGATATGCTTTGCAATTTTCTTTGTAGAGATACACCAATTTCATAGAAAGTGGAAACTAGATTTTAAGCCGTTTAGCTGCACAAGTTGTTTAGCAGCTTGGACAGGATTGGCTTTATATTTTTTACCTGCAATATGTACCGATATTATTGCGTTTGTATTTATACCAGGAGTAGCAGCTCCTTTACTTTCTAAACTAATGTGGAACTTATGGAAATAGAACACAGAAAATTCTTAGATGATAATGTTGGTAATTGGCACACAGTCCAGAATGGTTATGTGCGTAATATTGATTTAGACATCTTAAAAATGTACGAGCATATCTATCGCAAGTATATGAGTGCAGATTTTATCTTAACAGTATGGTGCGGTAATTGTATCTTCGATATGATTAAACGCTTGTATACTTGGTACGAAGAGCAACCAAAACCTAAAAATAAAAAGAATGGCTAACTTTATCCACCCTACCGCTATTATTGGCGATAACGTAATTATCGGAGATGGCAACTACATCGGTCCTTATTGTATTATCGGAGACAAAGCCGAGCATAAGAAGTTCTGGCAAAAAGAAAAAGGCAAAGTTTACATAGGCGATAACAATATCATTACAGGACTTGTAACAATAGATGCAGGAACAGAAGATGTTACCTATATCCAAAATAATTGTTTCATAATGAAACACGCACACATCGGACACGATTGTTCAATCTTTGATAATGTTACTATAAGCTGCGGAGCTAAAATAGGTGGACACTCAATTATAGAAGAAGGAAGCAATATAGGACTTAATGCAGTTCTACATCAGTTTGCACACGTTGGAGAAAATTGTATGATAGGAGCAAGTGCTTTCTTAAAAGGCGAAGCAAAAGCAAATACTAAATACGCAGGAGTTCCGGCAAGGGAAATCGGCTCAAACATAAGATAATGAAAGTAGCTATTTTATTACTTACACAAAACAGGCACGATTTAACAAAGCGTGTAATTAACCAGAACTTTTACAACTCTGGTTACAATGCGGACTGCTTCTTAATAGATAACGGCAGCGATACGCATGAGAACTTTAATTACCCTTTTGCCGGTTATGACTTATCAAAAGAAAAGCGAGGCATAGCAGCCGGAGTAAATGCAGGTCTTAGAATAACACAAAACTATGATGCGGTTTGTTTATTAGCTAATGATATTTTACTGCCTGAGAATTGGTTGTCAAAATGGGTTATGTTTTCTCAACGTGTGTCAAAAACTGGCATTATTGGTATACATTGCGTAGAGGAACTGCCGCCAATAGTAGACGGAGTTCATAAAACGCATACACCTTTTGGAGATAACTTTATCACTCGTGAACTTATAGATGCAGTTGGCGGTTACAATGAGGAGTATGACCCCTACGGAATGCAAGATAGAGATTACGGAGAACGAGCAACTATTACAGGCTTTACAAATTACTACCTTCCAGATATGAGGTCAGAACATATAGGACACGATGTCGGCAACGGAACAGATTATAGGAGAATGAAAGACGAAAGCTTGGCAAGAGCTCAAAGCGTATGGGAAAAATACCAGGACATCTATCACAACCAAAAGAATATAAGATGCGAATACTTTATATAATAAATGAATTAAAATTATGAAATATTCATCAAGCTTTACTCACGATTTGAATTTCGGAGAACTTGCAGAGGATTGGGTAAAAAATATTTTTTCTAATGGTTGCAAAGTAGAAGTAAAGAGTGATACTATGGCACATATTACAGGAAATGTATTTATAGAATTTGAATCAAGAGGTAAGCCATCTGGGATAGCAACTACTGATGCTGATTATTGGGTATATAAAATAAATGAGATTAACTTTGCTATTATATTTGATGTAATTATATTAAAAGAAAAGCTAAGGTATTTTTATATAAATAATATGTATATTAAAAATGGCGGAGATAATAATACTTCAAAAGGTTTCTTAATACCAATAATAGAACTACTAAAAAAATAAGATGCGAATACTTTGTATAACCTCAGCTAACTCAGGTGTAGGCTTCCACAGGATAATGATGCCAATAGTACACATGGAAAAAGAGTACGCACTTATTACCGATGTACTTAATGATGAGTTATTAGAGCAGGGGTGGGATATTGTGCTAATGAACAGAATGCTCAACGAGATAGATGCAAAGCAAATGGACACTTGGAGGACTAAGTATGGCTTTAAGTTAGTAGTAGATAATGACGATTATTGGGAACTTAACGAAAGCCATTTGTTATATTTAAGATACAAGCTCAATAACATACCTAAACTGATTACTGACTATTTACAAATTGCAGACCTATGCACCTGCACCCATGAAAGATTAGCAGCAGAGATAACTAAATACAATAATAACGTTCACATATTACCAAACGCTTTACCTTACGGAGACGAGCAATTTAGAGATGAGAAGTTAGAAAGCGACAAGGTTCGCTTATTCTGGTCAGGAAGTGGAACACACGAAAGAGACTTAGATTTGATTAGGCATCCTTTCAAAAGGTTACAAGGTATGAATATAAGAACTGTGATAGCCGGGTACAACGATGGCGAGAAGCCGGTATGGGATAAAATGATTGATGCGTTTACTTGCGGACTAAAACTTAACCCTACAATATATAACTATGCAAAGGTTACAGAATATATGGGAGCTTACACAGATAGCGACATTTCAATTATACCTTTGGTAGATAACAAGTTTAACACTATGAAGTCAAATCTAAAAGTATTAGAAACGGCTTCTAAAAAGAACCCTGCCGTTGTTAGCTTTGTCAATCCTTACCTAGATATGCCGGTGCATTACGTTAAAAGCCAAAAGGATTGGTACAAGCATATCAAAGATTTAATTAATGATGAGCAGATGCGAAAGGAAAGCGGAGATAAACTATTTGAGTTCTGCAAAAAGAAGTATAACTTTGAGGAGATAAATTTAGACAGAAAGTATATTTATAGTAAACTATGCCAGTAATTAAATGCTCAAACGGGAAATTTCGGATTGGTAACGGCGGTTGTGTTTACGAAACCGAAGAGAAAGCTATGCAAGTTTGGAAGGCAATCCTTGCAGGTGGCAAGTTCGCTGATAGCTATACCGACTACCCAGAGAGTGCAACTAATAACGCAAAGAGGGCTTTGAAGTGGGTAGAGGAACACGGATGGGGTTCTTGTGGAGAAGCAACCGGCAAAGCAAGAGCAAGGCAGTTAGCTAACAGAGAACCTATAAGTAGAAATACTATTGCTCGTATGGCTTCCTTTAAGAGACATCAGCAGCATAAAGATGTACCTTATAGCGAAGGTTGTGGCGGTCTTATGTGGGATTGCTGGGGTGGTACGAGTGGGATAGAATACGCAATCAATAAGTTAAAAGAAATAGACGGAAAATAATTTTCATAGTTAAATTTTTAATTATTAATCAACGGAAAATTTAATGGGGAAGCTATGAAAAAACACACGCAGATATATTTGCAGGGGATGGGGTATAAAACAACTGACTTCATTCCCTGTGAAGTGTGTGGCTCACAAGCGGTAGACGTGCATCATATTGAGGCGAGAGGTATGGGTGGCAGCAAAGACAAAGACACGATTGAAAACCTTATGGGGTTATGTAGAAAGTGCCATATAGAATACGGAGATAAAACACAATATAAAGAGTTTCTAAAAGACATACACGCAAGTAATTATGGCAAAAGGTAGCGAGAACAAGAATAAAATTAGCTTTGGGAAAAGGAAGCGAGGCTCTGCAAAGAAGTCCTTTAATAAGCATAACCCAAGACCGAAAGCATATAAAGGTCAAGGCAGATGAGAAAGCTAACTGCTATATGGCTGCTCCTTACACATAAGGCTTACTTTGTTGCAGTATGTAAGACAGGTATGAATGGAGACGATATGACAACCATAGGCAACTACACCTATGCAATGGCAGAAACTTTAATTAACAAACATATAGCAGACGTAGATACATACCTTGACCAAGAAGATGCATTAGACGAAGCAAACGACATAATTAACGGAATACTATGATACAAAACGTACCAATCAACACAGTAAAAGCAAACCCGAACAACCCCAGAATAATTAAAGACGATAAGTTTGCAAAGCTCGTAAAATCAATTAACGAGTTCCCTCAGATGCTAAAACTTAGACCTATTGTTGTTAATGACGATATGGTTGTGCTTGGTGGCAATATGAGATTAAAGGCTTGTAAAGAAGCCGGACTAAAAGAGATACCTATTATTAAAGCAAGTGAACTAACCGAGCAGCAGCAAAAGGAGTTTATAGTTAAAGACAACGTAGGCTATGGCGAATGGGATTGGAATGACTTAGCAAATAATTGGGATAGTGAGCAGCTAATAGATTGGGGATTAGACATACCCGGCTTTGATGCAGAAGTATTAGAAGCTGAGGAAGATGACTTTGCAGTTCCAGACGGAGGAATAGAAACGGATATAGTATTAGGAGATTTATTTGAAATAGGCGAACACCGATTGCTTTGTGGAAGCAGTACAAATGCAGACGATGTTACTAAATTAATGAATGGTAATAAAGCTAATATGGTATTTACAGACCCCCCATATGGTGTAAGTTATGTAGGTGGAGTTATTCACGGAAATAAAATTAATACAACTCATAAAAGAGAAATGCTTAAAAATGACGAAGTTGATGTTTATTCGGACTTTATATCATTATTGCCATTAATTATTGATAATGGTGCTTTATATATTTTTTATGCAGTAAAAAACTCATACGAAATATTTAAGCCATTAAAAGAAAATGGTATTGATATTATGTCTGTTTTAGCTTGGATTAAAATTAATACAGGATATGCGGATATGAATAGCCACTATAAAAACAAATACGAGCCATTTGTATATTGTAAAATAGGACAAAAAACTAATTTTATTGGTGCAACAACAGAAAACACAACTTGGGAAATAGAAAAAGATAGAGATAATAAACTACACCCTACACAAAAGCCAATTAGTGTTCCATTAAGGGCTATTGGAAATCACGATGCAGAAATTGTAGCAGATTTATTTAGCGGTTCTGGTTCAACAATGGTAGCCTCACACCAATTAAAAAGGAAGTGTTACGGAATGGAACTTGACCCTAAATATTGCCAAGTGATAGTAGACCGAATGATTAAACTTGACCCTACATTAGTTATTAAAAAGAACGGGTTACCTTTGTAAAATAGTGAGATAATAGAGAAGATATGGCAAACGAACAAAATTTGAAACCATTTAAGAAAGGCGAGGTAGCTAACCCAAACGGCAGACCTCGTAAGTATGTAAGCCTACTCAAAGAGCAAGGCTATAAACTTGCTGAGATAAACGATACTATACAAGCTATGATGTCAATGGACTTAGAGGAACTTAAAACAGTATGGGATAACCCGAAGGCAACAATACTTGAAAAGACAATAGCAGCAGCTATGCGTAAAAGCTTAGAGAAAGGCAGCCTTTATAGTTTAGAAACTTTACTTACCCGTGTTTATGGTAAGCCAAAAGAACAAATGGATATTCAAACAGATAACAGAATAGAGATAGTATTTGTAGACGGCAAGACAATTCTTTAATGCGGATAGAACTACCTAACGGACATATAAATCAAAAGAAGATACTTGACTGCGAAGCTAGGTACATTGTGGTTATGTGCGGTAGAAGGTTTGGCAAATCGGAGTTAAGCCAAATCAAATGTATTACAACCGCAATCAAAGGCGGTCAGGTTGCTTACATAACCCCTACCTATAAACTAGCAAAGGTATTTTTTGAGAAGCTATGCAATAGCCTTCCCTTCCCTAATAACAAATCGGACTTAAATATAAGCTTTCCTAATGGTGGCAAGGTAGAGTTCTTTACAGGGGAACGCTTGGATAACCTGAGAGGTAGAAAGTTCAACCTGGTAATAGTAGACGAGGCTTCCTTTATACCTAATTTAGAAGACGGGTGGCTAAACTCAATAAGACCTACCTTAACGGACTATAAGGGTAAAGCTATATTCCTTAGCACCCCAAAAGGTAAGAATTACTTTTTTAGTTTGTTTAGCAAAGCAGAGCCGGATTGGCAGAGCTTTAAGTTTACTACATACGATAACCCGTACATAGACCCTAACGAGATAGACGATGCTAGAAGGCAACTGCCAGAGGTTGTGTTTGAGCAGGAGTATATGGCAAACCCGGCTGAGAACGCAGCTAACCCTTTCGGTAGCCTACACATACGCAAGTGCTTACACCCTGTTACAACAATGCCGGTAGTAGCTTATGGGATTGACCTTGCCAAGTCAGTCGATTGGACTGTTATAGTAGGCTTAGACGAAGACGGGAATGTGGCTTATTTTGACCGCTTTCAAATGGATTGGCATAATACCAAGCAAACTATCCTTAGACTGCCTAAATGCCCTATCCTAGTCGATAGTACGGGGGTAGGAGACCCAATACTCGAAGACCTGCAAAGAGAAGGGGTAATGATACAAGGCTTAAAGTTCACAAGTTCAAGTAAGCAGCAGCTAATGGAAGGGTTACAGGCTGCAATACATCAAGGTAAGATAGGTTATCCTGAGGGGATAATAAGCCAGGAGCTTGAAGTATTTGAGTATCAGTACACGGCAACAGGTGTAAAGTACTCAGCACCTACCGGCTTCCATGACGATGCGGTAATGGCTTTGGCATTGGCTTGGCAGAATTTCAGCCTTAAACGTGGCACAGGTAGATATGCCTTCCTTTAATTGCAACAAGGTTACAAAAATATATTTGGTGGATTGTGTAAAACTTGTATATTTGGTTATTATTTAATCAAAACACAAACCAAATGAAAAAAGAAACCGCACAATTTTTAGCCGTATTAGTAGCAGCTTGTTACCTTTTAGGACAACTTCAAGACTTCTACTCAAAATGATTTACGCTATCTGCCTTCTGCTAATTGCAACAGGTTTTGTAATGGCAGCATTATTTGACTACACAATTAAAAACTATGACCCAAAGCAACAAAGAATACATAGACAAATATTACGCAAGTGAGCCTATCAGCATAATGATGGCTAACATTGATGCGACTTATTTGGAAATACTTACTTACTGCAACGAGAAGGGTTACGAACCTTCTAAGCGTAGAATGAGAAAGCCAGAAGATAAGTCAGAAGTAGGCTTTTTTGACATTGATAACTATAAGCCAGAAACAATATGAATATTTTATTAATAATTGCAATATGGGAGCTACTAAAAAAAATAGTAAAGACAATAGTTTACAAGCACTTAAATTCAAAATAGCTTTTTTTACTATTGGCATCTTAGCTTATATTGGGTTATTAATAATGGCTATTATACAAAAACTAAACATCAAAATCAAATAACAAATGGAACTACAATTAATCTTTGAAACAACAAAAGAACAAAGGGTGGAGTTTACCCATCAAGTAATTGAACGCTTAAACGCAGGGGAGTTAGACCCGTTAAAAACGCATATTCAGGTTAAAGCCTTAGAGGATATGCTTGAAACATTAAAGGGCAACAAGGACTACAAAGATGCGGTATTACAAGCAGCCGTATTAAATGGCAAAGACTTTGAGTATATGAGTGCTAAGTTCAACATCAGAGAGGTAGGGGTTAAGTATGACTTCTCTAAATGCGAAAGCACAGACTACGAGGAGATAATGGCTGACTTCAACGATGCCACCAAACGCAAGAAGGACATGGAAGAGTTCTTAAAGAAAGTACCGCATCAAGGTCTTGAAATTATTAACGGAGTTACAGGCGAGGTTAAAAAAGTTTACCCTCCGGCAAAGAGTAGCACCACCAATGTAGCCGTATCATTAAAATAATAAAAATACTATACTTCTTTGTAATTTGCTTACCTTTGGCAGCGTTATGCTACATAGGTGGGCATCTTGCTTATGAGATAATGTTAAAACTACGCAAATGACTTGGAACGAATTAACAGTATGGCAGTACCAACAAATCTATCCAATAGTTACAAAGCCTGAGAAGGATTGGACTAATTTAGATGTAGAGAGTAAATTAGTAGGCATAATCTACAACCTTACAGACACTCAGGTGGATAGCTTAACTATTCAGCAGTTCAATAACCTTAGAGCTACACTAAGCTTCTTAGATGATAAGATTGAAGGTAAGCCGGTAAAGTACACAGAAGTAAATGGAAAGCGTTATAGATTTATCTATGATGTTCAGCAAATCAAAGCAGCCAGATACATCGAGAGTAAAGTATTTAGCACCGATTTAGTTGGTAACCTGCACAAGTTAGCAGCCTCAATGGTTATGCCTCAACGCAGGACTTGGTGGGGAAAATGGGTAGACGATACTTATGACGCTGCCAAGCATAGCGATTATGCAGCAGACCTACAAGCCTCTAATTTTGTTCACATCTATCATTCGGTTGTTTTTTTTTATCATGTATACAGAAATTGGATAGAAGTTTCTCAGGCTTATTTGATACAAGAGATGATGGCGAAGGGAATGACACCGGAATTAGCACAAGAGGCGGTTCAAATTTTATGCAGCAGTTTGGATGGCAATATTGCGCCAAATCTGTTGCCGACCACGAAAATATCACAGTTGACCAAAGCTATGAACTTACAACCATACAATTCTTAAATACCCTATCCTACCTTAAAGCAAAAGCTGACTTTGATAAGGAGCAGCATAGAAAACTCAAATAAGACAGACCCTGCCAATTTTGGTGGGGTTAGTTATTTTTAGACCTTCCTTATATTTATTAGCGTGAGCATATCAAGGGCGCAAATAGAAGCATTAAGGAACGGCTTTATACAAAGTATAGGAAGCTCGGCATTTAGTACAGTAAAGCCAGGAGAACTTCCGGTATTAGAAGAAACACTTGCTTTATATGGTAAGGCTTTTAATGATGCCTTAGTTAAGATATTAGACAAAGACAATATCACAAGTTCTGGTAAGTTAGCAGACCCGGCTTTGCCTATCATTACAAAGTTTGGAACAGGCTACGTTTTGAGTTTAGGTTATGAGCCAGGAAGTGAAGCAGCTAAATACTATGACTTTGTCAATAAAGGGGTTAAGGGTACTAAGAACGTAAAGGCAGATAGCAAAACACCCTATGCTTTTAAGAGCAGTAAGAAAGCCGTGCCGGTTAGCTCAATAGAGAAATGGCTTAGTTACAACAAGCTCAAATCTGTATCAGTATCAAGATATACAAGACTAGGAACTGAGAGAAAGGCAATAGAAGGCAAGAAGTCCTTAGCTTTTTTGATTGCTAGAAGCATACACAGGAAAGGTCTAAAATCTACTCACTACTTTGATAGAGCAGTAGCTCAAATATTCAATAAAGAATTTATCCAAAATTTAGCAGTCGCATTAGGTGGCGATGTGCAAATTCAAATCAAACAAGCAGTCAATGGCAATAACAATAACAAGTAGTCCTGCACCATACTCGTCTATGCACGAGAGCCTGTGGTTTGTTTCAAGTTCTACTAATAGTGGAACTACAAACTTTAAGTTTGTTTATGATGTCTATATTAACGGCAGTCAGGTAATTAGGTCTAAGGTATTCCCGTCTCCAAGTGCAGAGGGTAGCTATGGGGTGTTCAACGCTTCCCCAATGGTTAGAAGCTTTGTAACTAATTACTTTGAGCCTTCTGGTAACTCAATACTTGTAGCATCAAACGATAAAATCAAAGTAGATTATCAAGTAAGGATAGGCGAAGAGGTAAGCGGTGTAACTACTACGAACTTAGCATCCGGCAGCTACTCAGCCTATAACTTTGT